TATTAGATTTTACTTATGAAGAATAAGAAAGGAGGATTACCGTGTATAATTCTCATGCAATAGAAAAAGTTTTGTCGGGATTATATTTAGATAATGATTTAATTATATCTAATGAATACCCCCTTAGGTTGGAAGACTTTGTTGAGAAAAAATATCAAGCAATTTATACTGCATTATATAATTTATATGTATTAGGTAATAATCATATAGATATAAATGATATAGTTGCATATTTTAGAGAACAACAAGGTATGTATGAAAAATTCATAAGTGATGGTGGTATGGACACATTATATCAAATATGTGCCGATGAAAGTCCAACAAACTTTGATTATAATTATTCTCTTATGAAGAAGCAAAGTCTATTGAGAGATTTTGTTAAACTTGGCATAGATGTATCAGACTTATATGACAAGAACTTATCTCCCGAAGATTTTGAAAAACAAATGGCAAAATTCAATGCACTAGATATAGATGATATATTCAAGCATTATGAAGCAAAAATCAATAACTTACAAAACAAATATCAAAACTTAATAGAGAAAAGTTGTATTCATGTGGCAGACGGAATAGAGGAGCTGTATAAAGAATTACAGACGGTACCAGAAGTTGGTCTTCCTTTAGAAGGAGAAATATATAATACAATTACCAGAGGAGCACGTCTTAAAAAATTGTATATTGATTCTGGTTCATCAGGAACCGGTAAATCAAGACGTATGGCAGGTAATGCTGCTCATTTAGCAATTCCCATGTTCTTTAATGTAGAAACAGGTGAATGGGAAAATACTGGTATAGAAAACAAAGTATTATATATTACAACTGAGTTAGAGCATGCAGAAGTACAAACTTTAATTATAGCTTACATCTCGGGAGTTAATGAGGATAAGATACTTAATAATAAGTATACACAAGAAGAAAGAGAAAGAGTAGAATTGGCTATACAATATATCCAACAATATGATAATATAATTATCGAGTTTCTGCCAAACCCGAGTTTAGCTACAATCCAAACAACTATTAAGAAGCATGTTTTGCAAGAAGATGTGGAGTATGTATTTTATGATTATATTCATATCACTGCCGGTTTAACCGATGGTAGAGATAAAAATACTCGTGATGATGTAATATTAATGTTAGTGTCAGATACATTAAAGAATTTGGCAAATGAACTTAATATTCATGTCTCTACAGCAACACAATTAAATGGAGATTATGAAGATAAAGAAGTAAAAAATCAAAACTTAATTAGAGGTTCAAAAGCAATAGCCGACAAAGCAGACATAGGTGCTATAACTTTACCTGTTAATCAGGCAGAGGAAGAATTGGGGCAAGCGTTGGCATTAAAACTTGGAACTTTAGAACCTAATTTTATAACTGATATATATAAAAATCGTCGTGGAAAATGGACGGGTGTTCGTATATGGAGAAACATAGACCTGGGCACTTGTCGAACAGTAGACTGTTTCGTAACCGACCGAAGAAATGAACCAATAGATTTTAATAGCACAAGAGTTCAAATAAAACAAGCTGGTAAAATTGGAGGTTTTGTGGTTACGGAAAATAAAACAGACCCTTACGAGAATTTTGGTCAAGAAGTAAGAGTAGAAACGGAATAATATGAACGCAGGAGATATTTTAATTTCTAAACTAAATTCTTCGGACGTGCTACGTTTAATGGAGAAATTGGGTATCCCTGAAACTATGGTCAGATATGGGAATGATTGTTTAATATTCCCCACTATTTGTCATAATGAATTAGTTTCTAACCCATCTCATAAACTATATTATTATGAGTCAAGCAAAAGGTTTTATTGTTATACAAATTGTAAAGCAATGAGCATTTATGATGTTATAATAAATAGTTATAAGGCAAGGGGTGTAAAGATTACATATTCACAAGCATATGTTATTTTAGACTCGGTTATTGAGGATAGAATGAAACATGGATTTGCAGTAATCGAACCCCCAACAGAGCACAAGGCGAAAAAAATAACTGACGATTGGCCTGACCAATTAACAGTATATAATACACATATTTTGGAGTGTTTTACTCAACAACCCAAGTATTTGGCGCCATGATTAGAAGAAGGAATAGATTATGATGTATTAAAAGAGTTTGGAGTTAGATTTGATATAGTCCGTAATCGAATGGTGTTCCCAGTATTAGACCATTTAGGTAGATTGGTTGGTATTAAAGTAAGAAACTTTAATCAAAAAGATATTGAGGAACATCGTAAATATATGCCTCTATGGCATAATAAAGAGCTGTATAATTACCCTAAGATGATGGTAGCCTATGGTTATTATCAAAATAGGGCTGTAATTAAAAAAGCAAAAGAGGTTATTGTTTATGAAGCAGAAAAATCTGTGTTAAAACACGGGTCATATTTTACTCAAAACAAATCTGTTGCAATTGGAGGAAGTTCTTTTAGTGAATATCACGGGGACATTTTAAAGAAAGCGGGAGTTACTAAAATCGTCTTGGCATTAGATAATGACTGAGACGAAGACGGTGATAAAGAGTATGGACTTAGAAAGATGATAAGCGAAGGTTATAAAATATTAGATATGGGTTTTGATGTAGATATTATGTATGATTGAGATGGAGATTTACTGGGAAACAAAGACGCCCCTATTGACAGAGGTCGTCAAGTGTATTCAAAACTTTATAGAGAAAGAAAGAATATAACAGAGTTCCCTAGAGAAGTAAATAGCAAGGAGGACACCGGTGAAATACCAGTTACGAACGAAGAACTATAACAATGAGACTCCGGAACTCGCTTTAAACAATTTATTGTATGACCGTGGTATTGAAGACCCAGTCAAATGATTGTATCCTAAAGAGGAATATGAATACAGCCCCTTTAGATTAGAAAATATGAAGAAAGCGGTGGATATTTTACACTTGGTGTTAAAAAATCCAGAGTCGAGCATATTAGTCGTAGTAGATAGCGACTTAGACGGTTATACGAGTGGAGCTATTATATTAACTTTATTAAATCAAGTCAACCGTGGACAGGATATACACTATGTTTTACATCCGGGTAAAGAGCACGGGATTGATTTAAGAGACATACCTGAAAATACTGATTTGATAATCGTACCAGATGCAGGTAGTTCTCAAAAAGAGGAACATTTAAAATTATTAGAGAATGGGACTAAGGTCATTATATTAGACCACCATGAAATAGAAAATGATATGGATTATGGCATATATGATGATAGCATAGCAATAGTTAGTAGCCAAATGGGTTATCCTAATCCAGCATTATCTGGAGCGGGAGTTGCATTAAAATTTGTGCAAGCATATTCACAAACTTATGGGGTACCAATTAGCAAAAAATTGTATGCATTGGCAGCCTGTGGGATAGTGGCAGATGTAATGGATATATCCGCCCTAGAAAATAAGCAAATAATCGACGAAGGTATTAAATATATAGAGGAACAACCATTCTTAATGAAACTTATAAAAAAAGCACATTATAATATGGAAAATCCTAAACCTTCAATTAAAGACATTGGCTGAATTATAGGCCCTAATATAAACTCCATTGTACGCCTAGGAACACAAGCACAAAAACATATTATTTTCCAAGCGTTAGTTACTCCTAATAATTTAACATTTAGCAGTAAAAGGGGTAGCGAAGATGAAGAAGTACCTATTTATGAAGAAGCAATAAGACTTTGCGAAAATGCTAAAAAAAGACAAACTACTGCTATTAATAAAAGTATTAAAATTATAGAAGATGAGTTAGAAGATGATAACCATAATTCAATAGTTTACATAGACGAAAATCAAGATTTAACTTTTGAATTATCGGGTTTAATTGCTAACAAATTATTAAGTGATACAAATAAACCAGTTATTCTTTTACGCAAATATACTGACAACAAAGGTGTAGACCAATATCGTGGAAGTGTAAGAGGTAAAGCTGCTGAAGGGTTGAATAATCTAAAGGAAGCAATTAAAGGCATAACTGGAGTTGAAATGGCAGAAGGCCATGCGTTTGCCTTTGGTATAGGAATAGATAGAGAATCATTCCCATCATTTAAAATGCATTTGGACTCAATATTAGATGCCATTGATTTTAATACTAATTTGTATTTGGTAGACTTAGTAGCAAATTACAAAGAAGTGCAACCAAAAATAGCTGAAGTGTTTGCTGCAGACGGAGTATGGTCTCATGGGGTTGAAAAACCATTGGCCATCTTGACCGATATTCCTACTGATAATTATGAATTAATGGGAGCAGAAGGACAACATCTAAAAATCAATTGTGGACAATATGATATGGTTTTATTTAATGCCCCTGAACTAACACAAAAATTAGAAGCAGGAGAAAAGTATAACTTAACTGTTGTTGGCGAATTTGATATAGATAAAGCTTATAATGTAGGTAGACTACAATTTATAGTAAAAGATTATGAATTAACAGAGCATACCACTCAAACAATTTGGGATTATGCTTTTTAGGAGGAAAAATGCAAAAGTTTAAAAACTGGCTTATCTCAGCCTTATTAAAAAAAGATAAACTTGTAGCTGTGCCTACTTCTTGGCAAACAGAATATGTAAAGTTAGCTGGAGATAGTGTAAGAAATAAACAAACTATTGGGACACTAATTAGTGAATACAATAAGTTGCTACAAGATTTCTTTAATAAGTGTAGTGTAAAAGAATTACAAGAGACACTAGCAGATGGTGAAGTAAAATTTAAGACTAGCATGTCTAAACAAGAGCTAGCTGATTTAGCATACAAAGAATTTAGAATGACTATAGAAAGAGATTAGTCTTTCTAAATTCTTTTTTTGTTGACAGAAATTATTAAAAAATGATATAATTATTATATAAAGAAGTATAAGGAGGAAATTATGTCAAGAGAAACAAAAAAATTCTACAGACCTGGTACATTACCAGAAAAGGGAACTAAAATTTCTTTAAAAACTCAGCCTTATATAAATGGAGTGGTATTTGATATCAACGACCCGATTTCTTCATTCCACAGACTACTAATGAGTATGAAGGTAATTGTAGACGAATATGAAATGCTACGTAATATACCGGGAGTCAATGATGCTGTACCATCTGCATTAGACTTGAATTCCGGCATTACTGGTCAAGTAAAATTACTATTAGATTACTTAAGCCAAAGCCCTATAGAGGTTGTTCTTAAAGAACAAAAGATAGACCAAGATGTCCTAACTGATTTAGCATCAATTGGAGTAGACCATGGACGAAATCAGTAGACAATATAATCAATTATTAGACGAAGGGGCATCCATAACTGAGTTGTATGTTTATCACTTAATTGTCAATGATGAGCGCAGTTTCGGGATGAGCGAAAAAGAAATTATAGAGATGGTAAGAGAAGCTATTGATAAAAGATATAGCTCAACACAAGGTATTGAATATATCGTCGATAGTTTACTTAATGGTGATGAACTTGATGGAGATGAAGACGAATGGTATTAAAAAAAATTACAATAGAAAACTTTTTGACGCAAGAGGTTATTTTTAATAAAAGTATCCGCGGCGACTTAAACTTTACAGCCGATTCTCATCAATTAGAAGGGGGGACCACATTACAATTAAACTTGTTTAGGGACCATCCCCAGATTATGGAGTTTTTAGAAAAGGCACAAGAAAAGAAAGTTTTAAATAAGCAACATGTAAAATTACGCACTGGCAGCGGAGTTATTCGTATCACCTTTAATGATGATAAGAAAATAATGGTTAATACTGCTAATGTAACAACAATAGATATAACTGAATTAAACTTTAACCCAAAAGACTTTTCTATTAAAGATTTTGAAAAAGGTAAGGTAGCCATTTATATTAATTTTACCTTTGATAAAGAAACCGACAATCTAAAATTTAAGAAAGAAATAAAAGATTTATTTATGGAGGATATAGAATGTTAGAAGATATAAAAGCATTGCAAGAAAAAATTGGTCTTTTAGTAAATTGGGTTAGTGAAATGAAAACATTAACACAAAATCCATATGCTGCAGGTTTAAACATACCTAAAGTATTAGAAGACCTAGGTGGTTATGCAGCAGATTTAACACAAACAGTTTTCGCTTTAGAACAAAAAGCAACAAATGAATTAACACCAGAGGTAGAAAATTCTGAAACAAATTCTGATAGCGTAGAACAATAAAATACTTTTTTAATATAAATATATTATTAAAATATTTAATCAAGCGCATTTCGCTTTTAAATAAGCAAATTGAACTTTTTAAAGTTTAATTAAAAAAATAATTTTTAAAGAAAGGAAAGCCTTATGAAATACTTAGTATCTTGAGCATGGGAAATGGACGGACATGCTGGTTCAGCATGTATGGTTTGTAATTCCCTTGCTACTGTAAAAAAATATATAGACCAATCATTGTTAGATGATGAAGGTAAACCTATGGGTAAAATTACTTCTAATCGTATGACCGATTATGGATATGAATATTATGGTACATGAGAATGTGGAGATTTTGCAATTTCTATTAGGAAGTTTAAAAACTTTACTGATATGTGTCATAAAGAAGTGTTTTCTAGAACAGGATAATTGACAAAAAAGATATTGTATTATATAATATCAATATAGGAGGAAGATATGAGCTATACAAGTTTGCACAATCATACCGAATATAGTAACTTAAGATTGCTAGATTGTATTAACAAAGTTGAAGACTTAATTAAGCGTGCTTACGAGCTAGGGCTTAATGGCGTAGCAATTACAGACCACGAAGCTCTTTCTGCTCATATCAAGGCACTTAAGTTTTATAAGCAACAATGTAAAGATGATGAGCGATGGAATAGTTTTAAACTTATTCTAGGAAACGAGATATATTTATGTCGTAATGGTTTAAATGGGGAAAGTTATCAAAAAGGAGAGAAGTTCCCCCATTTTATTTTATTGGCAAAAGATGCAGAAGGACATAAACAATTAAGAGAATTGTCCACAAGGGCATGGAAGCATTCTTTTACAATGTTTATGACTAGAGTGCCAACATATTATCAAGATATAGAAGAAGTAGTTTCTAAAAATCCTGGGCATATTATAGCTAGCTCAGCTTGTATTGGTGGATGGTTAGGTATATGTAAAGCAAATGGGATGGAAGAAGAAGCTCGTCGTTTTATAAAATGGTGTAAAAATATTTTTGGTGAAGATTTCTATTTAGAACTACAACCAGCAAGATATCCTGAACAAATAGAATATAACAAATGGCTGTTATTTTTAGCAAAAGATACAGAAACAAAATGTATCATCACAACAGATAGCCATTATTTGAAAAAAGAAGATAGAGAAGTTCATTCTTCGTTTTTAAATAGTAAAGACGGAGACAGAGAAACGGCCGAGTTCTATGAATATACATATATGATGTCTCCTGACGAAATAAGAGAGTTAACTAATGATTATATATCAGAAGAAACATTACAATGGCTATTTGATAATACAAACGAAATTAACAAAAAAATAGAGGTATATGATTTATCTCAACCACAAATAGTTCCACACTTAAGTGATGACAGAGAGCAACACCCTGAATGGAAAATAATTTATCCCCAAATTAAAATTAGGGATAAGTTCGAATATATCAATAAATATTATAACTCTGAATCGGAGGATGACCGTTATCTCATTTATTTAGGTTTAATGAAATTAACTTATATGGAATTAACTCCCGAAAAAAGAGAGCAATATCTCGAACGATTAGAAACTGAATTAACTGAATGCTGGCTGGTATCAGAAAGATTGGGTCAACCTATTAGTTCATATTTATTAATGGTTCGTAATATTATACAAATAATGTGGAATAAAGCAGAAAGTCTGGTAGGTATATCTCGTGGTTCTGCTGGAGTTATGTTAATTAACTATTTAATTGGTGTAACACAAATGAACCCACTAGAACAAGGTATATATTTACCTCATTGGCGTTTCTTGGAAAGAAATAAAATTGAGTTACCAGATATAGATGTAGATAGTGAAGGTCGTAGAAGACCGATTGTATTAGAAAAAATTAAAGAAGCCGCACAAGCAGATGGTGGAGATAGTACATGTGTTTGTACATTCGGTACTTTGGGCACAAGAAGTGCTATTTTAACGGCTGCTCGTGGTCTTGGGATAGATGTAGACGTGGCACAATATTTAGCAACCATGATACCTCAAGAGAGAGGTTTCTTATGACCACTAAAAGATTGTATAGAAGGCAACCCTGAGAAGGATAGAAAACCTATAAGACAATTAATTGAAGAATTTAATAGATACCCCGGTTTTTTAGAAATGACAAGAGCCATAGAAGGTTTAGTATGTCAAATGGGTATTCATGCTTGTGGTTTAGTTGTATTTAATGTGCCAG